GAATATTGTCTTTGTATCTAAACTTGGTTTATACTCATACCCAGATATAAACGCTTCCTTATCCGGAATAACTTTCATGTACTGTGGGAATAACGGCCATATCTCAACGGGAACGCCCAGTGGATTCTTTGCTATAAACCAATATGCGTTACCGGTTAGGTCTAAGAATGAACTTAACCCCTCAGTTAAGTCAAAGCCGTTCATAAAGTTATTGACCTGTGTAATCAAATCCAAGAATGGGTGCTCTAAGACCTCTTCGACCTCTGCAGCATCGGCTATTTTGCGCCGGACATTAATATCAGGATTAGACCCAATCCATTTTTTACGAGCATCAGGCAGCTTACAGGTACTGAATAAAGCCTTGGATTTCATGTTAGGCTTGGCAGAGAACAGCCGGAGTGGGGTTTCGGAAATGGTTACTGCGTTGATCTTGATAACAGCGTACACATAAGACTGATACCGCTTAACAAGTGCATTATAGCTAACGTCAGGACTGTAAGGTCGGCGGTGATTGAACGGTGAAACGTGCAATCCCCCTACCTGTTCACCGGTACGAACGGCCATTTTTCTAAGAAAAGCCAATAAACCCAAAAGTTTTCCGCCTTAAAAAACAACTGCCTCTATGTTCTTGGCGGAATGCAAGGTTTTTAGAACTTGCGGGTCATACCCTCATTGTACTTAATGCACAAATCTACGCTCCGTAGGTCTTTAGGGCGTGGTTTAGTATCATTGAATAATTGCGGACAATTTTTTTTAAGCCTTGCTATCCTATCCGTTATTGCCTGTCTTGTAACACCCAATATAAGTCCCGTCTGCTCTTGTGTACAGTCAAGTATATACAGATATTGATAAGCTATCGTCTGCTTTTTGGTTGGTCTATTTATTGTATTAGTCCTCATAATCGTCTGCCATCATTGCAAAGCCAAGTTTAAGCTTATCGCCATAACAATCAAGGCGTTCGGGTATTATTCCATCCGACCGGTTGTCTTTATAAAAGTCATCTATTTTGTCTATCCTCTTTTGGAGTGCAGGGCATGTGCCCTGATGTTTTACGTATTTGCAGCAAATGAAACAAAATGGCTTCGGCCTGTTCATTGCCTACCCTCCAACTCCTTCAGTAAGTCAATAGCCTCTTGCAATTCCGGCGAATAGTCGCCATGACTACCTTCCTCGACGTTCTGCTTAGTTTCGTCAGCCCACCACTTGGTATCAACTACAAGCCATTCAAGCGAACGTTCCGCCCTCTTGAGCAGCACTCCCATATCCTGTATCCGTGCTTGGATTATATCGAACCGGCAAACTAAACACGGACTAGTTTGCCGATACTGCCCACACTTTATACACTTTATTAATACAGCCATTATCTAATAGCCTCCAGTCTCTTGAGATACTTTAATAGCTCTCCCCCGGAAAACCTAAACAAAAACCGCTGCGTCAAACCCTTCGTTCGCTCTAATATTCTTCTGCTGAAAAAAAGCTGACCCTTGCTGATGTTGGTATAAAAAGTGAAAGTTGCACTGTCCCCTCTATAACGCGTATCACTGAATGCTGCCATTTTCTTTCTCCTATACTAAAACCTTATCACAATACCCATACGCAACAATAACCCCGCTCTTTATCAGCCTCTTGAACGTCATCTCCTCGTTAAGTATTTTCATCTCAGCCAATATAACCTTCTGGTTCTGCTGGCTTTTGTACTCAACACTTCGTTTTTTCTTAGCCTGTCCCATTAGCCCAACATCCCCTTACTTCATCAATATCGACAATCTCAATATCAATCTCGTCGATTTGGGCGTTTTGCTTTACGATTACAGCAATTTCCTCAACGGTTTTTGCAATATCTTCTTTGTCGCCATATCCTGAATCATGGGCCGGCCCACAAAAGGGGCAGTGTCTATTGCCTTCAAATTCAAACTCTGTGAAATACTTTTTAAGGGCTTCGTGTAACTTACTCATTCTAATCTCCTTAGCTCATATCCTGCCACATGGCATCGTCATCACCTTCTACCTCTAAACCAGCCTCGCTCACAATAAGCGACGCCTTGGTAACCCCCTTAACAAAGCTGCAAGCGTACCGGATAGCGTCCAGTGCGTGGTCTAAGAACTTCAACGGCTCCGGCAGTGGCTCGTCGTCTTTGTCAACCTTCCACTTATAACCCCGAATCTCCTTGATCAGATTAGTGCTATCGGCTGTAATGTGTAGGTTATAGCTCTTGACGGTATTGATACCGAACCGAACAGAGTCAGTACCCTTCTTGCACGGCTTGATATTGTTAAAGCCAGCATTGCGTATCTCCTGAATAGACTTAGGCTCGGCACAATCAGCTATTATATCCTGGTTCGGGTTAGTTATAATTGTTTCCATCTTACCTATCAACTGGGGGTTTGTTAAGCCTGTCCTGTATAACCGCTCACGTAAGAAAAGGTCTTTGTCGCCGTGAAAGGCCAACTCCACCAACGCCGCCGGATTACTCGAATAGCCAAAGTCCAAACCCCAGTAAATATCGTCGTACCGCCTCGGCATTTCCTCCACAATATCCCAGTTCGTATAGATAATATTCGTTGGCGTCGCCCACTGGCCGAGTCTGTATATCTTGTTATATTCATCATCTTGGTCGGCAAGCTCCTCGATCTGGTTTCGTTCTTCTTCGGATAGAAACGGGTTATCGGTATGAGTAACCCGCAAGACGCAACTGTCGTGTTTTCCCGATACCCTACTGATATGAGTATTAGCATTGTCTGACAGGTTCTTTAGATAAGCGTTGCCTATTGGGTCAACTGGATTAAAAGTAAAATAAAGCTGGTTAAGTCCATTCTTATTGCTTGCACGACACCGGAGATTCAACTGCATAATCTCGTTTTTCCTAAACTCGGTCGCCTCCTCCAACCAGACGTAGTTAATGCCCTCAATGGATTTTTTCTTCTCGATGTCGTCGATGCTATCAAATTTAATGAAATTGTTATGCCTGAAGGATAACGTCATCTCCGTCTTGTTTTCATTGTATGGTATCTCTGTCTTTGTAAGCCAATGCTTAATTAGGGGCAGGCAGGATGTCTTAACGGCTGGCTTGGTCTTTCGCAGGCATAATATACCAATGTCCTTCTCGGCGCCTATCTTCTCAAGTAGGAAGTATTGAGCCAAAGTCCACGACTTCGCCGACCCTGCCCCCCCGAACAGGTAAACGAATCGCTTGTCTTTATTATCTTGTAGGAACTTATACGGCAGGTCAGCTACCTGAATGTCCATCAAAATTCCTTGAATATACGCGGATTTACAACAATAACCTTTACTTTATTGCATATTGTAGTTATGTCAATCATATCAAGTTCTACACTTATACCTAAATCTGCCGCTGCCGATATTCTGCGATTGAGTGTATCTACCGATTGTTTAATATCACTGACTGCTTCTAATTCATTTTCCATCTGTGGCTATGCTCCCTTATTTGTGTGTGTGAAGTGATTTTACTAAAGCCCCTGCCAGAAAACTAAGACACCACGCCTTGCCCCATGTAATCACAGGCAAGCTAAAAAGAAATGGCATTGTTGCATTCCATGTCCATTTGATTGGAAAAGCCACAGCTATATTTAAAAAGGCGAGCAACCCAACTACGAACAATGTCTTAAATATATTTTTAATTATTTCTTCAAACATTTTACTTCTCCTTAATTCTAAAAAGACTATTTAGTTTACCTTCTAACCATTTACATATTTGTTCTAAATAAAGAAATTCTTCTAAAGCAGACCTAAGTTTCTTTATGGCCATTCTGTTTATCTTATTCGTGCCTTTCACTTCTCGCCTTTAGTTTCTTATTAACCATTTCGAGTAATTCCCGCACTGACATATTGTCCGCAAAGCTGAAATCTAAATCAACGCCCTCTGTGTAAGAAACATTAGAACATATCATCTCTATTGTGAGCGCTGCAGAGCGAGGCTCGAATGCCCCGACCGACACATCCATATTCCACGAAGTCACCATTGTTATATCAGCCATTAACCCTGCCCCATCGAGCGAGTCTAATTTAACCAATATTTGCTTTCCATCGCTCACAATCCCGCTATCACGAGAACCAAACCTAATCATCTTACTCGACCTCCGTGTCTAAAAGCTTTTGGTATTGGCCCTCCATCCTGCTCAACGTTGCCCGTGCCGCTCTTATTTCCAATATCCGCTCTTTAAGCAGTTCTTTTTGCTCGGCAATGTTTTCTTCCGTCAACTCTTTTTTGGCTTGGTCTTCTAATTCTCTAACTTTCATTTTACTTCTCCTTTAACATAAACCACGTTAATATTTATCTCCGACGGCTGATTAGCACTATCGCCCAATACTTCACGCTCCAGCTTAACCCCGTCAACTATCAACTGCCTTGCCTCGAATGCCGTCTTGACATCTACAGCTTTCTTTGCCTCTGACCCCTGCAATGCGTCGAAACCCTTTTTCTGCAGTAGCTGGCTTAGATTGATATGCCTTGCAAGCCGTTTAGCAACCTCGTTGTCGCCCTTACTACTAACCTTCCGGTGCACCGCCGCCGCTCTTTCTATCCAATTATCCTTGTCTCTGTATTTGTGTACGGTATTCTCCGAAACACCGCTAATTTTCGCCACAGAATAACAAGTGGGCTTATTGCACCAAGCCGCAAACATCTTTTCTCTCTGTTCTTTGCTTAAACCTGCCATTATTTATCTAACTCCGCTTTCTTGCCAGTGTAATCTTCCCATCTTTTAACTATAACATCACAGTAGGTTTCATCTATTTCCATCCCGAAGCATTTACGGTTTGTCTTTTCGCAAGCTATAAGAGTCGAGCCGGAACCGAGGAACGGGTCAATTATAAGGTCGGCTGAATTAGAGCTAACATTTACTAAATCCATCATAAGAGCAACCGGTTTCGGCGTTCGGCGAATGTCGCTGACTTGTTCTGTACCACAAAAAATATATACACTCCCTTTGGATAATCCAGCAAGTTCCGGCACTAACGACTGCAGGTTGAATGTTACTATGTCGGCTTTCCCAAAATCAAGATTACGCAACCCATTGTCTTTACGGGTAACCTCGCCATACGGAATATCAGTAAGCACCATATCAGCCTTTTCTCGGCCACACAATCGCCCCACGTCGCTTTTCTTCGTCGAATCGCCGCATAATACCCGATGTTCTCCCAATAGCCACAGATCGCCTGTCTTGGTAATTGGCACTTCAGGCGGTTCCGGTACAGT